AAAAGACATTAGTTCGTAAAACGAATTTATCTGTCCATCTTCACCACCGTAATCGGCAGCACTTAAAGGTGCGTCATCCACTGCTATGCTTCCAGCCAGTGCACCACCCGCAGTCACACCTGCAACTATCGCAGGACTTGACGTCATCAGACTTGCAACAGCCGCAGCGCCAGAAGCGCCAGCACCCGTAACAATATCTGAAAAATCTGTTCGGCAACCCGCTAATAATAATATAGGCAGTATTAAGTACCTCATAAAGTTTTCTCCTTATCATCTTTTCTCCTCTCTTTAAATTTACATTGCTCTCTCATAGTTAACTGCGGTTGAAACTTCCATCTTACATTATCATCATCACAATTATCTATAAACATCATCAATGCTTTAAACGCAAATCCTTGGAATATTAATTTATTATTATTATAAAATTTTCCTCGATCTTTATTTATTTCTAATTTATATTGTTTATGTGCATATCTCAAAGTATATCTCGCTGAACTAGCATCCATAAAGTCCCTACGATGGACCCTACAAATACGATTGCAAGTAAAACGATTCCTACTACTTGAAGAAGGTTTCTACGCAGCTCAGCTTGTTTATATAAGGTTTCTTGTCTTTGCTTTCGTATTTTAACTTGCATCTTTAAAAGATCTTGCCATGCGTTTGGACCATGTGTTAAGTTAATCCAATTACGTAATTCTTCTTCCATAGCTTCTGCTTTCTTTTTAGCAGCAAAAGCGTCCATAGCTTCTTGTTCCACACTACTACCTGCAAATAATTTTTTAAATACCGGTGGATTGTTTGCCATCTTAACTGATTGATTTACATCAGAAACTGCACCCATCCATCGTCCTATGTCGCCGTACATTGACTCGACATCTTTTCCCATCGAAAAGCCCTTCTTAATTAACGAGAAGGCGGTTGAGGCCGTCGCGAGAGCTGTTACAGGATCCATATATTATACCTCTCTAGTCTTTCTTCCTCGGTATACAGTATGCTTTCACATATATTTTGTCCCCTGCTACTCTTTGATTATGATTTTGATATGCTACTTTTGCTGAGTACTCTAAACAAACATCTAAGTCGTTAAAGTAAACGGGCTCTTGTTCTTTACCCGCTAAGAATACAATCAGCACCCATAACATTACTTCATCCAGCCTGAAGCTAAATTACTTAGTACTCCTATTGAACCTCCTAATCCCATCATTAACCAGAAGGCGCCTCTCCAACGGTTAGCGGTAGCTTTTAAATCTTTAACACTGTCCCGCATTTCTTTCATGTCTTCTTGCATAGCTTCAACTCTTTCTTCTAGTCTAGCTAAAGCAATTTCTAATTTTTGTTCTTGTGACATCTTAGTCTCCGTTGAAAGTTTCATTCTATGCTATTAATCCTTGCACAGAAAGTTGAACTCTTTTAATTGCTATTGTTCCTGCTCCAGAATTTGCCCAAGTTTGTAATCTCATAACATTACTATTTCCTTGTTGACAATTATGTATAATTGCTGTATGTTTACTTGTAGAAGTAAAATGATCTCCACCAGTATGATTCATATATTGATCGACTTCGGATCCATTAATAGATGATCCATCTTGTGTAAACCTTACATACTGTGCAGTCATATTGTTATGAACACTACACTCTAAGTCAACTGTAGCAGACATAAAATATTTTCCTGCTGGTAGTTGCCAATAAGAAACAGTTGTTGGATCAAATACGTTATGTGTATCAATAACTTGAGTAGGTATATTTACATAAGTCCATGTAGTTGGTGATATAGTTTGTGAAGTTGTGCTATAAGCAAATACAATAGGTAATCCTGATACTTTACTTGAAGCTATAGCAGCACTAGCATTAACGTCTGCATTAACAATGTCTAAAGCAGCAAGTTTAGTTTTAGCTATCGCAGCACTTGCATTTATTTGTGTATTAGTTAGAGTACCATCGGTAACTCCGAGAGCTTTTAGTTTTGTGATAGCCATTTAGTTCTCCCTATTTAAATGGTGTATTTTTTTCTGCTTCTTCATTTACCTCTTTAGCTGTTTTAACTACTTTTAAAGTAAACGCTTGTTCAACTTGTTTGTCTTCCCCTGTTGCTATTGCTATTCCATTAGCATTACAGTGTGCCATGTTAGCTGCAATTATTTCATCTTTAGCAATCCTTGCTCTATTTTTAAGGGCATTATCTACCCATTCTTGTGTTGATACAGCACAATAAGTCATTGCTTTATCTTCTGTGTCTGTAAGTTTAACAGTATAATCTGCCATAATTTTTCTCCTTTTTATGCTATTTTAATTATATTAAAAAATCCATGAGCACCCTCATGTACCTTTGCTCCAGCACTAGTGTAATAAACATCTAAATGACAAGTATCATTAGCTGCTGCATTAATTAAAAATGAACCACCTATTGATTCCCAACGATTTTCCATATCCTGATAAATATAAGCTTGTTTAGAAGAATTATATGTAAACTCAAAAGAAATATATCCACCACTAGAACTATAAACCAATTGTTTAGTACTATACAAATATTTTCCCGCTACTGGAAAAGTATATTGATGAGTACTTGTATTATAACTATTAGTTGTATCAAGATATTCTGTAAAAGGAACTTTATGATACGTATTAATTGCATAACCATTAGAAGTATTTAATCTAGTTCCAGTTCTAAAGCCAGCACACATAGGTTGTTTTGCTGCACTTAATACACCAGCTGTAGTCAAATCTAAAGTAGTTATATTAGAAGTATTTTTAATAGTTAAACCACCACCATTAGTAACTGTAAATGGATCATAAGCATTACCACTATTGAGACTTGAATTTTCTGTTGTTATTCTTATAGCTTTACCAGTTCCTTGGTTTTGACCAGCCATTTTTATATGCAATCCTTGAGTATCACTTGGATTACCACCACCACCAGTTTGTTCTAAAACCATTGTAGGTTGATTAGTTGCACCAGTTTGTTTTACATGAACAACACCATTACTACTACCATTAGCCGATGTATTTACAAATGTTGCTACATTAGCTCCTGATGTTCCATGAGATACATTTAGAGTATTACTTAATGTTGAAGTTCCTGTTACAGCTAAATTAGAAGCAGCAGTTACTCCACCACCATCAGCAATAGTAAGAGCAGCATCTCCATCTGTGTATTGTATATTTTGTACTTTTATAATTGATGTCATTCTGTTCTCCTATCCTACCAAATGCCCGCTTAAATATGTAAGTGTAGCACCACAATATACACTATAGTTATTGCTTGTTGCATTCCCATCATAAAGAGCTGTATATAATTGTACATAATCATTTGCAGCTAATTCAATAGTAACTGATGAAACTGCACTAGTTGCAGTATCATAATTTCCAATCCAAGTTTCTGTTTTTGCTGATCCGTTTACACGAATTTGTACTCCTCCTCTAGCATAGTTACTAGTATAGTTTGTAAAAAATTGACCATAAAATTGATATATACCAGCTACTGGTGCAATAAACCGATGGTTTGTAGTGTTATAATGATTACCTCTATTAAATCGTACACTGGAAAGTGTTTGTAAATCAAAATTACCATCAGTAGTATCCGTCCAACAATAATTATCACTGTTATAGTATGCTTGAAAAGCTGGGTGAGCTGCTTTTGTTACAATGCCATTGGTATTAATAGTTATACCAGTAGTACCACCAGTATGCTTGATAGTATTTACTTTAGCACCACCAGTAAGAGTAGATTCACCTGTAACAGCTAAAGCATTAGCTACAGTAGTTGTAGCATCAGTTACTGTTACCCTATCGGTATTAGCAGTCTTTAATTTAACCTGATCGTTTACTAAGAGATCAACTCCAGAGTCTTGATCTCCACTTGAATTCATTATTTTATCTGCGTGTATTGTACTTGTCATATTATTTCCCTACCCTAATAAGTATCCTTGAAAAGATCCGTAATCATCTTTTCTAAATCTGTTATAACACTGAACTACTAAAGTATCATTAGCTGCTAAAGTAAGTATAATAGATAAGCTCATAAAAGTATCATAACCAGATGAGTAAGCTTTATTACCAGTATAGTTAGTAGAACCATTCTTTAACCATTTTAATACACCATAAGCAGGACTTGAGCTACCTTGTACTACATGAGTACTAAACCAATAATCACCTGCAATAGGAGCAGTAAATGCTCCAGTACTAGTATTGTAACAATTACCATTATTTACTAGTGTATTATCAAAAATCATTGTAGTCCAACTTTCACTATTACTAGATGCACCACTCCCTTGCATTCTAGCACTAAATCTTGGAATAGCAGGTTTTAAAATACGACCATTACTATCTATGGTCATAGCAGTAGTACCACCAGCACTTTGAATAGTTCCTGTTTTTAAAGCTGAAACAGAATCGCTAATAGCAATAGTATTTCCAGTATTACCTTCTATTGTATCTACAAATAATTTACTCATTATATCACCGTAAATGTACCATTAACAGTTATGGTCACTCCATTATTAATTGTTACTGGTCCTATTACACTGCCATTTTCACCTGAAGCTATTGTCTGGCTAGTTGCTAGTGTATTAGTATTTATTCTAATTGGTGTAGCACCTCTAGCTAACTGTGAACTTAACTTAGCTGCTGTAACTGTACCATCAGCTGGTGTAGTTAAAGATCCTGTTTCACCTAGTATTATTATATAATCTATTACATCATTACTTGTAAGTGCAGAAGCAAATACAATGTTACTACCACTTAAAGTATAAGCATCAATAGGTGCTTGTGTTACCCCATTTAAACTTACAATCATTGATTCAGCACTAGCTGGAGTATAAGCTACACCTGCACGTTGCAAGGCAAAAGTTGCTGTAGCTGACGTAGTAATACTGTCTAGCTTTATAAACTCCCCTTGTATTAATTGCTTACCTATATATGGCATATTATTCTCCTTTATTATGGTGCAATTTCCATAACTGTTAAACTTGATGGAAAATTTTCATTATTTCCTTTATCTCTGTTATAATAAAAGTTACCACCATTATAATTATTAAATTGTACAAAATAAGATATTTGATTTGATTCACCTGGACTATCTATAAATTGAGGTAACACTGAACTTACAATACCATTAACATCACCAGTAGCAGTTCCTCTAATTGCAGTTGAACCAACTCTACCAGTCTGAGCACCTTGTCCAATCATAACTGTTCTATTACCTCTGTAACTTACATATCTAAAAGCAACTATATAAGTATTTTGCTCATGATCTACACAACCTAATTGTCCAGATAAAAGCATTTGGCTATTAGGAATTTTAGGTGTTATATCTACTTGTAAACCACCTAAATTAGTCCATGTATTTGAACTAGTATAGATAGCAGTTGTTGCTGTAAAAGCTTGTTTAACTTGAACTATTGAGCCACTAGGATATAAATTATCTGTTAATATTCCTACCATTTAAATCTCCTATATTGCATATCGTATTACTACGATTCCAGAACCACCTTTAGATGCAGCTGTATTTCCACCACCACCAGATGAAGTTCCACCAGCTCCATCTCCAGTATTAGGTGTTCCAGCTAAACCATGAATTTCACCATTTACACCTTGCCCACCAGTAGAATAAGTTACATTACTTCCTGATCTAAAGCTATTTGCTCTTCCTGCTCCACCAGTAACTGTTGATGAAGTACCTGCACTATTTTGATTTGCATTACCTCCAGCACCACCAGCTCCTCCTCCACTACCAGAACCAAAAGGAGCAGAACCGTTATCATACGATCCACCATTTCCACCAGCATTACCATAACCAGTTACATTAGTAGTTCCTGAATAAGCATCTTGTGTTGAAGCTGCTCCTGCTTTATTAGGTTCAGAACCACCAGCCCCAGAACCACCAGTTGCAGATGTGCCATTATATGTTGGACTTCCTCCTCCACCAGTTGCAGTAAAACCGTTAAACGTACTATTACCACCATTACTTCCACTTGTTGTTGTGCCTGTTGATCTTGCACCACCATCACCAACAACTACTGTATAATTTCCTGGAGCTAAAGTTTGTGAGGTTCCTTCAACTAAACCACCAGCACCTGCACCGCCAGTTGTACCAGTATTACTTGAAGCCATAGCTCCACCACCACCCCCAGCTACTATAAGAAAGTCTACTGTTAATGTAGTACTTGTACTAAATCTATGTGTTCCTGGAGTTAAAAAACTATGTGATCTATAATTAGTTCCATTATCTTCATATTCCTGTTCTGTACCACCAGTAGCTATAGGAGTAAGAACAGTCGTGGCTAAACTTGCAGCTGTTATTTTTGATAATGCCATTATTTACTCTCCAATACTTTTACTTTAGCTTCTAATGCTTCTATTTTTTCCATAGCCTTTTGCAATGCACCCATAATCATAGGAGTAAATTTTCCATAATCTAACTCTTGATAATCTGGAACTTTTGCTGGATTTCCGTCAGAATCTTTAGTGCCACCTTCAATATCATCTTTAACTGCATCTTTAGGTTTATCACATACTTGTGACCAAACTTCTTGAGCTTCATGTGCTATTAAACCTATTGTATCTGATGCTCCAGGATCATGATCTTTTTTCATATGAAATGTTCTAACTTTAACTTTTTTCATATCTTCATAAAGTGTAGAAATATTTGCATCTTGTATATTATCTTTTAATCTATAATCAGAAGTAGTATTATACTCCATAACACCAGAACTATAATTATATTTAATAGTTCCTTTTGTACTAGCACTTGTTGTATTCCAATAAAAATCAAAATAACGATTATCATTAGAAGGAGCGGCATCTACAATTTTATTACAATAAAACATAGACCAACCAAATCTATTAGGCTGATGAAATATATTTGTATTAACACTTGAATCACCAGTATCTGGATTAACAAAAGCTACTCCACCTTTTAATTGTTGAGTATTTGCATTACTAGTTAAACCATAACCATAATCATATGTGTTTGTTACGTATAATCCTGCACCTCCTGTTTGATCGCCTATAGATACTTTACCACCTTCTCTAATAACTATTCTATCATATCTTGTACTACCAGTACCAGTTCCAAAAAGTAAGGCTGTTCCTCCTGCAGCATTTTGGTATATAGAACGTATAGAAGCATTATTACCTTGTCCATTACCGTCATTTGTGTACCAGTAAATTCCTCCACCCTCATCTCCACCAACTACACCACTATTCATATCTTTAAATATTATTGTAGGAGTATTACCAGTAGAACCATTATATATTTCTACACCATTAGTAGCTGTACTTAATTTTTTGCTATCATCATAATAAAGACTAACTGCACTATCTGCCGCAGCGTTTATCATAGTTTCGCCAGTGTACTTGTGCATGGTTATTCGGCTACTTCTTATAAATAAAGAACCATCATCAGCTTCGTCTATAAATGAGCCAGTGCCAGGAGTATGATATATTTGTAAATCATTTCCAGCACCAAAAGTTAATTTAGCATTGTCACCAAACTCTAATGCATTGTCAGATTTATCCCATGTTACGTTATAGTTAGCACCAGTTAGTGTTGCATCACCATCAACAGTTAATCCAGTTAATGTACCAGTACTTGTTATATTTGGTTGAGCAGCAGTTCCTAGTGTACCACTTATAGCACCACTAAATGTAGCAGTAGTGCCTACTAGCCCACTAGTAAACGTACCAGATGTAGCAGTTAAAGCTTGATCAGTTGGATGCGAAATACTTTGTACTGCTAACTCATCATATATAATATAAAAGTCATCTGTTCCTGCAACACTACCCGTAGTTGTTAATGTAGTTCCATTAACTGAATAAGCTGTTGTTGGTTCTTGTCGTACATGGTTTATATAAACTGATAAATCATTTGCATGAGATACTGCGTGAGTCAAAGTAAAGCTAGTACCACTTTGTCCTGTAAGATCTTGTTTTTCCCTAGATGAAAATGCATTTGCTAAAGGGTTTCCTACGTATGACATATAACCTCCTATGTACTAATTGCATCTACAACAGATACTATTGCGTCTACTGAACTTGCTACATTTGATTTAATATATAATCTATCCCCACTTACTGCAACTATCTTAGCACCACCATCTATAAGCTCAAGTGATGATCCACTTGGAATAGGTGCATTTTTAATAAGGTAAAAGTTATTACCTCCATTTTGTATATAAGCTTCTACTGTAACTGATTGCGTATGTGTGTTTGCTAATCGTATTCCTACAATACAATCAAAGCTATCAAAGTTAGAACCATTAGGAAAATCTACAGCAGACGTTCCTATATTTCTTTCTTTGTATTGTCTAAAATTCTGTGCCATTATTTTCTCCCTATAATGCTATTGCCATTGCTACCGCAAAACCTTGTGATGCTGCATCAGCTCCATTTATCTTAACTGCAGGTGCTTTAAAAGTTTTATTTACACTAAGCGAATCATCTGCATTTGCATAAGTAAATGTTGCATCTGTATCACTTCCACAATCAATTGTTAAACCACCACCATTAGCGGCAGCTGCATTTGCAGAACCATTTGCAATTGTAATATTTTTATCAGTAACATCTAATGTCTGAGAGTTTACTGTAGTTGTTGTACCATCTACTTGTAGACTTCCTTTAATCTGAACTAAACCTGTATTATTACCTACTACTGCTGGATCAATAACAAATGTAGCTGGACCACGAAGTTCGCCAGCAACAGTTAAGTTATTACCTAAACTTACAGCATTACTAAAAGCATTTGTAATTCTAGCATCAGCTCTTGTATTAGTATAGTATAAGTTTGAACTACCTTCAGATAAATCATCTGTATCATATGTTGAAACAAATGTTACCCATGCCGAACCGTTATATACTTTCATTTGTGATGTATTAGTATCGTACCATAAATCACCACTACCAATCGTTCCACCTGAAGGTGCTGAGCTTCCTATAAAATAAGTATTAGCAAAAGCGTTTACATTAGTTATATTTGTAGCAACTGTATTAACATTAGCTATTGCACCGCTTACTGTACTAACGTGAGATATATTTGATGCTACTGTATTAATATTAGTTGCGGCACCAGCTACTGTATTTATATTACTTGCATTATTTGCTACGCTAGTTACATTACTATTATTGTTTGCGACTGTAGTTACATTAGCCTGTATTCCAGCCACAGTAGTTACATTACTAGATATTCCAGCTACTGTATTAATATTAGTAGCATTACCTGCAACTGCATTAATTTCTGTAGTATCTCCAGCTACTGTAGTTACGTTAGCATGTATTCCAGCAACTGTTGTAACATTAGCACTTATACCGGCTACAGTAGTTACATTGGCGCTTATACCAGCTACTGTAGTTACGTTAGCACTTATACCTGCAACAGTTGTAACATTACTTGAAATACCAGCTACTGTTGTAATCTCATTTGAAATAGTTAGTACTTCTGCAATATCATTATTTTCAGTAGTAATAGTATTACCCATACCATTACCATGCTGTGTACAATAATATCTAGCTGGTTGTGTTCCTGTACTTGGTACTGCAAAAACTACTTTAGCTCCTGCTTGACCAGCTGTACCAGTTACAGTTACTCCTGTAGTATAAGCATTTCCTGATGCATCTTTAAATGCAAGTGGATGTCCACTATTAGTATTATCACTAACATCAAATGTATAAGTAAAACCTTTTACAAGTGTGAGTGCTGGTTTACTCGTGGCACCACTTCCTGTATTAATATAAAATACACCACCTTGAACAGTAACAGTATATGTAGCAGTACCTTCAAAGATTGCTGCCACTGTATTTACGTTTGATATGTTAGTAGCTACACTTGTAACATTAGAACTAATACCTGCAACAGTAGTAATATTTGTATTATTATTAGCAACTGTAGTTACGTTAGTATTATTATTAGCAACTGTAGTTATATTACTTGCAATACCTGCTACTGTATTAATTTCTGAAGTATCTCCTGCTACTGTGTTAATATTTGTAGCATTTCCTACAACAGCATTAATATTACTAGAGTTACTATTTACCGCATTAATATTGGTAGCATTGCCTGCTACTGCATTAATATTACTTGAGTTACTATTTACAGCATTAATATTAGTAGCATTAGCGTTTACTGCGTTAATTGCAGTTTGATCTGAAGATGTTGGTTTAACTGTAACCCAAGAGGATCCAGTATAAACTCGCATTATATTATCTGTAGTTTTAAAATACAATGCGCCTGTTAGTAATGCATTACCATCATTATCAACAGTAGGATCACTAGTTTTATTTCCTAAATATCTATCATCAAAAGCATCTAAAGTATTAGCCGCATTAGTAGCTGAAGTTGCTGCAGCACTTGCACTATTACTTGCATTAGTTTCTGAAGTTCCCGCATTAGTTGCGCTAGTTGCTGCGTTAGTTGCTGAAGTTGCTGCATTAGTTTCACTAGTCTTTGCATTAGTAGCAGAAGTTGCTGCATTAGTAGCTTTAGTTGCTATTGCTTGTTCAAGTGTTGAAAGAGTAGTATTATTCAATCTATTAAATAATCCACCTTTAGAAGCGTCTTCTGTTGCGCCAATAGAATTGACTGTATCTGGTGCTGCTGGTGTTGTCATTAGATTAACCCTCTTCCGCTAAAGTTTACTTGTACATTTCCTCCTGCTGCATTACGTTTAGAATCTTCGTCATTCAATTCAAATATTTCTTGATCGAATAACTTTTTATACTTAACGCCTTGATCGTCATCTTGCAAATAATAAAATACTTCTGCAAGTGCACCCATTAATAATACTCTTTCATTTTCATCTCTTAACCAATTAGCTGCTTCATTACCTTTATATTTAGCATTATTCGTTCCTGCATTTCCTGTATCTGCTGCTGTTGCTTCTGATTGTGTAGCATAAGCTGTATTATTATCACCATTAACAAAGAAAAGACTTACAGCTGCTGCATTATCTTGTGTTAAAAATCCTGCAGCATAGTTAGCTGGTGTTACATCATACTGTGCATTTAATGCAGGTAGCCTTCTATAATAATGTAATTCTATTTTATCTGCAGTGCTTAAACTATTTGCTTGACCAAATCCTGGTGCTAATAACAATGTATTACCCTGTCTTGAAAAATAACCTATATAACTAGTCTTAAGTGCTGACCAATCATTAAATGTTCTTAAATCAGTTTTTTCATTAAACACTCTACATGTTCTACCAGCTGAATCAATTTCTCTTATTTGTATAAACTCTATTAAATCAGTTGGTAAAGTTAAATCTGTTTGACTTGGTAAAAAAGTATTAGCCGCTGTAGTAGCAGCTTCTAAAGCTGTAGAGTTATATGTTATAGTATTTTCTAATGCCGCTACTCTAAGATTTCTGTAACACTTATCCGCAGCATATCTTAAACAATCTTGAATCCTGGTATCAGATAATACAGATGAATCTTTGTTAGACCAATCTCTAACTAATGCTGTAAAGTTTGCATAAGTCGGCATAATTATCTCCTAAGTATTTACAAGCAAATGTTTATATTCCGTTTGTAATATATACTTTAGCTTTTTCATTTTATCTTTATCACGCATAAACGTACCATCGTGTAAATTTATTCCATGATCTTCATTGATTTTAATAGCTACAATATCTGGTATAGTGGCCATCTTTCTAAAACCACTTTTATTTTGTTTTCCGAAATAAGCTTCTCTATCTCTATCAAGCTTAGCATTATTTAAGTATTGACTAATATCTTGCTTAGCTTCCCAATCTCCAGAAGATAAATCAAAGCCTGCTCTAATACCTTGCTTTGGATTTACTGTAGCACTACCAAATGTGAATTCGTTTTCTTTTGCCATCCTCTTCTCCTATTAAGTAGCCGGTTCTGTAATAGCTATAAACCTACCTGACTTACCAATGTAACCTAATAAATCTCCAGCTGTTGCTGCTGTAAGCGATGCTTGTAAAGCTGGTGCTGGTGCACTACTTACATTTATAAGATCTAAATGTGTTAACTTATATCCTCCACCTGTAGCTGCGCCTATTCTGTATACACACTTTTCTACTGGGTATATATTTCCTGCATTTGTTTTAATAACGTACATAGTTCCCTCCGTTATTTTTTATGTAATTTTTGAATTGGAAAACTTGCTTTTAAACTTGCACCTGGATGTGCTTTATAACCACCAGGTGGATTTTTCATTAGCTTATAACCTTTTTTATCTTTCATCCAATGAAAGCCTTTAGGTGCCTCTACCGATTTATTTGCCATTTTTATTTTCCCTTCTTATAGCTTCCTTACCTTTTTTAAATATACTAGCCACTTGATTTTTCTTCATTACTTTAGCTCGCTGTTCTCCAACGGTAAGGATTTGAATTTTTCTTGCATACGGTTTATTGATCCTTTTAACCTTAGCAACCGTTGCTCTGGCGTCAGATGGAGTTGCGAATTTGATTCTAACCGTGTCCTTAGGATTTTCATCTGTATAAAGACGCCTCCCAGAACCTTTAGGTTTTTTTCCGGTTCCTTTTTTTGGATCTGCCATTTTTATTTCTCTCAAGTTTATTTATATCAGCTGCAGTTATTTTCTTACGAGGTGGTGCTACTGCAGCTAATCTTTTTTGTTTAGCCGAATATTTACTATAAGGCATTACTTCTTTTTCTTAGCTTGTAATATTTTCTTTTGTAAAAAGTCTGGTAATGTTTTTTGAGCAGCTGTTAAACCTTCTCTGCCTGTCATTACCTCGCCGCCATCTTTATAATATTTAGCCATACCACCCATTGCTTTATAGCTAGCTTTAGTTTTTAAGTTAGTACGATTACCTTTAGCATCTGTGTTACCTTTAAATTTAGGTTTAGGAGTTGGTGTAGGTATATTTGAAAGTTTTTCTTTTTGACCCTGTTTAGTACTTTTAACTTTAGTTTTCTTACGCATTGCTGCGCCTTCTTTATGATATCCTTTATAAAAATCTGGTAATACCATTAGTCTCTCCCTGTTATAACCATGCCACCATCTTTGTAATACTTTGAAGATTTATTATAAGGTGACTTTTCTTTCTTTTTCTTTTTCATCATATTTTTAACAGTTCTTGATATATCACTAGTTATAGTTTCAGCACCTAATTTCCAATCATCATAGATACTTTTACCAATACCTACTGCTGATACTTTTTTATCTTTAGGCATATTTATCTCCCAATAAAAAGGAGAGACTAATTAAAGCCTCTCCTAATAGTATTTTAGTTAAGTCCGTAGATTGCTCCACAACCTAATGGGTTACGTACTTCAAGAGTACATTCTTCAACCATCATACCTTTGGTTGAGTCACCCTGCTGACCTACGTCAACCTCTTGTAGAGGTCTTAGGTAAGCTGTAGCAAACCACATTGGATCATAAATCAATGCTGAGAAGTTAGCCATGTCTGGTCTACCTGATGAGGTAAACTTTGTAGAAGCATGGTTAGATCCAAGCATATTATCGATTACGTTAGATAGACCCATAATATAGTTAGGCATAACCATAATCTCACCGAAGTCTGACATATACACATCAACAGATTGTCTTAGCTGACCACCTGCATCAATGTTTCTAACTACGCCTGTATCACTAACCATAAGGTCAGAGAAGTCTCTTCGGATCTTTGGTGATACCATAATCTTTGTAGCTTTACCACCTTGCTCATAAATCTTCTGCATAACAGAATCAATATCAGTAAGAGCTAAACTTCCTCTTGCTGGAGCAGCAGAACTTGAAGGAGCAATAGTTGCTCTTGGAATTTCAGTTCCGTCATTATTAGGCTTTGAACCTGTACCTGTAGCAGGCTGTGTAAACTCACCTACATAAGTACATGTATCTGTGCTGTTAATAAATGATTGATAACCACCGGCTGATCTTGCGTCACCGTTCTGTGCACTAATAGCAGCAGATACGTTATAGCCGTGAATCATATCAAATTCAACGTCTCTTCGTAGTTCTGTACCACGCTTCTTAAGCTGGTATGCATATTCGTCTGCAACACCTGCTTGGTCAACTGCACGTCTTGTTCCTGACACAGCAATAGTTTTACCATTGATCTGTGTGTAGTTACCTAGTCTAGTTCTCTGAGGACCTGACTCTGCAAACTTACTACCAACAGTAGGAGTTGCAGAAGCACCACCAGCAGCTGGAGCTAAGAAGTCTTGACCTTCAGGGATTCTTGAATCACCTGGAGCTTCAAGTGTATCTGTTTGCCATTCGTGATAAATAGCAGTGGCGGATGATTTACCAATGTCTGATGTGAACGGAGTCTCATCTCTAGTAATCATTGTTATAAAGTTCGCTAGGTCTTCTCTTTGCGAGACATTAGCACCTGTGCCACGTGTTGGACCGCCTGGGCCTCCGGTAGCGCGAACAGCTAATAAATTAGTCATATCTTAATTCTCCTAAGATTAAATATTAGATAGTGACCGCTCAGCTAAACTTCTTAAAAATGCATCTTGATCTTCTTTAGATGAATCTTTACTCAAAGCTCTTTGTCTTAAAGCCTGTGCAGCATCTTGTTTCTTTTGCTTTACAGGTTTAGACTTTTTAACAGGAACTGATTTAGTTGGCGTAACTTTACGTTTAGCCGCACCTTTATTCAATCCTTGTTTTAAAACTCTATAATCATTAACAAACTTAACTATATTAGGATCAATAATAGTATCTAATACTTTTTCATCGATTCCTTCTTTGATTGCAAATTCACGAATATCTTTAGCAACAGTTTCATTAAACCCAGGAATTAAAGTTGGAATAGTTTCGTCAAATACTTTTAACTGTTCATCCCATACTTTTTGCATTTGTTCCTTAGATTTTTCAGCAACGGTTTTTTGTAAACCTTCTCGCTCTCTTCTTGCTGTCCAATATTTCTTTTGAATTTGTTCTCTCTGATCTTTAAGTTCTCCTAAATCAAAAGAGTTATTTTCACTTCGAGCTTTATCAATCTTTTCTTCAACAGCATGAAACTCTTTAGCATGCTCTTGTTCAGATTTATATAAGATAGCAATTGAAGTATCTGACATTTCTTTTACTTCAGCTAACTTATCTTGATACTCTTTTTCAAAGTCTTTCCTTGCGTCACCAAGTTCACGACCCTTTTTAGATAGAGATTGTTCAGTAGAATAACCTTTAATAAGGTCATTAAAAGAAACTTCAGCATCTTGCCCATCGATCTTAATAGATACTTTTGCTTCTAAGTCTAATTCTTCAGGAGTAAATAATGTAGTGTCTTGGGTAGCGGATTCTTCATCGGCATCCTCAACCACTTCTTCAACTTCTTCAGTCTCAGCTTCTTCTTCAACTTCTTCTTTTACAGGTTCATCAGTTTCTTTTGGGTCTTCTATTTCTTCTGATTCGCCTGGGTCTACTTCAGGTACTTGCTCTTCGGGTAGAGATTCTTCTTTCGGTACGAAGTCCGAATTAGAAATAATGTCAGCCAGCAATTGTTCTTGTGTTCGACCATCCTTTGCAATAGCGTCATCCGCAGGTGGGGTAGAGGCTACTTCTGCTTCGGTTATTTGTTCACTCATTTCTTAATTACCTCTTTTTTAGGTTTTAATAGTGAATGGTATCTTTGTTGTAATGAATACAAATAATATAATTTATCACAGTTAAGTTTAGTTTTACCACCACTTCTGCTTGAATCATATTCTAATGTATTAATCATTTCCTCGATATTCTGTAATAGCTTATCATAATCAATTTCTCTATTGACCATCATTGCCCTCCTTTAGGTATGGAATATTTTTTCCATATGTCTCGAAGTTTATCATTCTTTCTTTAACACTACCAAGTGCCATAGCTGAAGAGTAGAGGAACTCTCGAGATTTAGTTTCATGTGGTTCGGTTTTTAACCACTCTATAAATAAGTCAATTAAGACTTCGCCATATACTTCATCAAAAAATTCATCTCGTTCTTTAGATGCGAAGTGCCCTTTAACATGGGCACGCCGCGCTAATTCTTCCGGATGTATTTTGTGTTTACCGTATGACTTTGCATTACCCAGCTTCTTCTCAGCTGTCTCACGGTACTTATCCATACTAGCCGCCGAATATCATGACTAGTGTTGGTGTAATTACTTCCTTTGCTAAACCAATAGCTAGTACAGCTTTGATGCCAAAACTAACTACGCCTGAAAATGTAATTGGATCCATAATGTCCTCCTATTTAATTTTAATTAATTTGGGTTTCTTTTCTTCTGGAATAATTCTTTCCAGTAATATAGTTAAAAGACCATCTTCTAACTTTGCATCTTTAACTTCAATGTCATCTGCAATTGTAAACTCACGGGTAAACTTTCTATATGATATACCTTTGTAAACGTTTTTTGCATCATGTTCGTTTTCTTTTACAGATTTTATTTTTAATACATTATCTGCAACTTCAACTTCAATATCTTTTTTACCGAAACCTGCAAGTGCCATTTCAATTCTAAAGTTATATTCATCGTCCTTCATAATATCATATGGAGGATATGTTTTAGTTACCCTTGAGCTATGTGCAAGCTGATCGAATAAACGATCAAAGCCAACAGCATAAGGTGTTAATGTATTAAAGTGATCAAATAAAGTTAATGTTTGATTCATAAGTTTTCTCCTTTGTAAGCAAGATTATTAGTAACCCATTAGGCGTTACTATTTGTTAATTATTTTACGTAACCATTCAATATATTTTTGAAGTAATTCCGTACTCATATTAAGATGCTAAATGAATATATAATTTTTCATCTTTTTGCGCAACTGTTCCGTGAGCAGTTCTAACGCTTGTTAATGTTTTAGCAGCATTAGCAAGACCTGATAATATTGTAAAATCTTTTTTCTGTATAGTTATACCAGATTGCTCTACTGTTGATCCTCCAGTTGTTACGTCAAATGTAACAGCAGCATCAGTATCATTAACAATTAATATGCTAGTTCCTGATACGGCTCCGCCTGATTGTGCTGCACCAACACCTGATGCATTAATTGTAACTGTTGCCATAATTATTCTCCCTTTAAGATTTGTTTGGCCATCATTATTATCTGAGCATAATTAGGATGCTCAGCTATTGGTGCGCCTTCCTTAGTTGCTTTAATAGTAAGGTCAGCCCATTCTTGATAATGTTTATCTATAGCTACAGCTAATTGTTTTGCATTATCATCTTCAGTATTTTTAGTTTGAGCATTAGTAAAACTTACATTAGCCTCCGCTAAAGCGGAATCTGCAGCAGCTTTATTCTTTTCAAGCTCTTTCATTTGTTCAGCATCTTGCGATTGCTTTTGAATTGTTTGAGCAGCTTTCTGCTTAAACTCATCAGTAGTATAGTCCTCTAAGAAATCATTACTATCTAAGTTCATTGCTTCAATTAACTTAGTAGCTAATATAGCAGGTGCTTCAGGTTTAATAACCATTCCTACACCCTGCTTATTTAATGTAGGTAATATCTCTCCACCTATCTTAGATAGCTTTTGAATTTGATTAGCATTAGAGTTTTCACCAATATCTAATAAAATTTCTACATCCATATTAGAAGGTAAGCTATCCATATTAACAGTACCGTATACACCTTCTAGGTTATACATCATTTTACCTTTTACATTCTTACGCATAGTTTCATATATACCAGCAACTAGCTTTTTAAATCCAGTCTCAGCAAACCTACGTGCAATATGTTGTATTCTCTTTTGCGCTGCGGACTGCACAGCAGCTAGCTTTTGTTCTGAGTTACCTGATATATACAAAGTATCATTAAGGCCCTGTGCGGCCTTCGACATGCCCGTTGCTTGCTCCTTTATTAGCTGTAAGTATTCTAATAATGGTACAGTACCTGTAGATATTGTTTCAGGTTGCATCTGTTGTACTGCATTTACCGGACTACCGTTAGTTGGTATAATCTGTTTAGGCTTCATATTCTGTAATGCACTAAAGTCAACTACATTAGGGTCTGCAAGTTTAGGTGAATAGTTAGTTAAGTAAGTATTCTCTACAAATCCACGTAGTATAGCAGTAGATGCTAGTGTAGATGATCTAGTAAAGTCTGCCATTGACAAACCATAAAACTCAAATGGTATGTCTATAGGTGTAATAGACGCTAATGGTATGCTATCAATGTCTTCTTCATACATTATATAGTCGCCAACAGTTATTATATGCTTTAACTCTGCAATACCATCGCCATCTCTGTCCACATTTAGCCACGATTCTGTAACTGTTACCGGTTTATTAGCTTCTAATGGCGCATCATTTTCTACCATGCTGCCTGATATGTACTCTTGTCCTGTAATTTCTTTTCTTGCAGCAACTTCTTGCGAATATCTTAGACTACCTGCGTAAGCTGTATCACCTAATTCGTCCCATTCTGTAATATTTGCAGTTTCTTCGGGATAATGCTTACGTAATTCTGATCTTGTCATCTCTGTTTGTATACCAACAAAAGATGCTTCTTCGATTGACGTAGATTCACGCGATATTCTAAAGTTTTCTGGTGGAACCAAGTCTAATTTTACACGAGATCTGTCAATTGTTTTCTTTAATCGTACGTTTATGTACATTAATTCTGCTTGTGGCTGCATACTTGTTAGTGGATCTGCAGGTGCAAAGTCATTTTCAAACTGTAATTCGCCAACAATTTCTGTATTTTCATCTGAAAGTAATTCATCTAGCTTAGCTTGTGAAATTCTTTCGTATTCTTCAAACTCATGCTTCTTATCTTCTATATATGTCCAACGACATACAGAATTTTTCCATAATAACGCAGCTTTAATCCACTGAGACATAAGCTCCCAGCCGTTATTCTTTTTAAACAAACAATAATTTACTATAGCTGAAGCGTCTTTGGCCGCAGCAAAGCTGCCTGGTGAGTCATCATAAGGTACAAAGCGTGCTAGTTTATTATTACTTAAAAATAAATCTGATATAATTGCAGTATATGCTTCAACAACTTCTGTTGTAGATGTATCAACAATGGTACTTACGCCCTGTGGTGTTAAATGACTTTCAGGTACACCCGCATATTCGTATGTAGCTTTTAATCTTTCTCTTGATAAATCAGCTGAATCCAGCCAATCACCGCTAGAATTCATTATACCTCTATCAATAAGCTCAACTAATTCATCATCAGTTACAGGTTCTTTATATCCATAAGGTTCGGTCATCTCTTACCTCCCTGATGCATAAGAACTTTCTTCTTTAAGTCCTGTAAATCTGAAACTGCATATGAACCAGGTTTAGGAAGTACTCTAGGTTTTTTATCTTTCTTTCCTTTACCTGATAAATATTTAGGCTCATTACCATTTTGTATATATCTTTCAAACATATTCCGCTCCTGGGATTTTTAACATGTACATTCTTTTTTGTTTGCTAGCTCTGCTAATAATTCTTTATTTCTTTGTAGCAATTTGTAATGTGCTTTTTGTAATTCTTTCAAATCCATTTTAGTTAACCATAAAGCTTGTCTTGCAGATAACATTTCTCTTCTTAATGTTTCTTCAAAACTTTCCTCATGATTTTGCCATCCTTGTCCATTGATAACCATATCATCCTCTTTTACTCATCCATGCTGATGTACCCATGTATGCACCTACTATACCAGCACCTGATATATAAAATAAGTTACTTACATCTGATAGAGCTTCTACTCTTTCTAATGGTACCCACGGTAAAAACATAGCTGTAGTAAACACACCCATACCTATTAGAGTCCATCTAGCCATTCTAAGTTGGCCCAACTGCTTACGCAGTGCAGCTTCTGTTTCTTTTATTTCTTTTAAATGCAATAGTTCTTCATCAGATACTACGCCATCACCGTCTTCATCATACTCATTAAATCTTGAGTTCTTCTCCAGGTTCTTCTGTATTGCTTTCATTACCATTGTACTTTCCCGGGTTTGTAAATTGATCCGTACATTTTTGTTTAATAACTACAAATGGTAATTGATTATTTATTATATCAAACTTCATTTCTTCTATTCTTACTTCGCATTTTTCCATTTCTACATATGGACCATTTAGATCTTTAAATGTACGACAATCGCTAAAATTATAAACTGAGCATACCATTATGAATGCTTCAAACATGTCCTCATCTCCTTATTATTTACATAGATCATCAAACTTTGTTGAGTATATTCTATGTTTACTTTTATCAAGTAACTTATCTAATAATATTTTATTTCTGTTTCCTATTAACCATAGCATCTGTTGAAATAAAAATATCATCTATGCCTCGCTACTTTCTTTGCAATCTTCTTTGGTTGTTTAGAGTGTTGCTTACCAGCTTTAGTATCTTTTCTTTTCTTTCTACTCGTTGCAGCATACTCAGCGGCAGTTAAAGATTTTATAGCTGATGATGGCATATATCTTTCACCTGTAGCTTTC